GTAAAAAATGATAAGATATTACACAATCAAAACAATCAAGAAAGATAAATTAGCATCGTGTATCACCGAAAAGTGAAAATAGGTGAAACAACTTAAGATTTACTTCGTCTATAATATAGAACAAAATGGTGAATTATAGTTGTGACATATGCTCTAAAGTCTTCAAGCAAAAGGGGCATCTGGAAGTTCATAAGAACCGAAAACTGCCGTGTAAAAAGGACAATACCATAGAGCAACTGGTTGAGAAGAAGGTACTTGAAGTTCTGGCCAAAACAAATGCGATTAAGTTAAAAAATGATCCCATACACAACACTACAGCCATTACCGACGAAATGAACTACGCTAAAAAGACTGTTCTTGAACTGAAGGCGTTGTGTAAGGAACGCAAGATTAATGGTATCAGCAACAAGAGTAAGACTGACCTAATTGCTATGCTTGAAACCCTGACAAATGATGTTGTAAATACACCAGATGCTGTTTCTATGCCATCAGCACAGACTAATCTACGCCAAGATGTAATACACGGTGACACAATACAAATTCTACCCACGCTTGATGCTGACTCGGCCCAGATTATTATAGCAGACCCCCCTTATAATATTGGGAAGGACTTTGGAAACGACAGCGATAAGCAACCTATGGATGAATATTTACTCTGGTGTGAAAAGTGGATAAACGAGTGTCTGCGCATCCTGAAGCCAAACGGTACTATGTTCATTTATGGATTTAGTGAAATCCTAGCCCTTATCCTTTCTAAAGTCCCTTACGATATCAATCGTCGCTGGATTGTATGGCATTACACCAATAAGAATGTACCCTCTCTTAATTTCTGGCAACGTTCCCATGAAAGTATTATTGTCTTATGGAAGTCTGATAAGGTATTTCATAGGGATGACATAAGGGAAGCCTACACAGAAGGCTTTCTAAATGGTGCTGCAGGAAAGGAACGTAAGGCAACAAAGGGTCGTTTCTCAAAGGGTGATAAGAAGACCACATACACAGCACACGCAAATGGAGCACTACCAAGAGATGTTATTAAGATTCCTGCCCTTGCTGGTGGTGCTGGTATGAAAGAGCGTGTCAACCATCCAACTCAAAAACCCCTGGCTCTATGTGATAAACTCATACGCTCTTGTAAGCAATCTGCTACAGATGGATATGTGCTTGTTCCTTTTGCTGGATCTGGAAGTGAATGTTTAGCAGCAAAAAAAATTGGACTTCCGTTTGTTGGTATTGAGTTGAACGCAGATTATGTAAAGTTAATTAATGAGAGACTGAATGACAAGCCTACTGAACAAACGCCTGTAGTTCCTCAATAGTTTTAATGGGTGTTAGATAGGAAATAATAGCAGACTTCTTTGTCCACCAACCCTGTTTACCTTGAAATGTAACTATTTTTTTTTCACGCAATTCTCCCATCAAAAGAGACTTCTTGATACACCACACTTTCCAACCCTGAAAATCTAAGATTATGAGTAGAGCATATTGATAATCATGGTCTGGTTCAAGATGTTGCCATACACAATCATCCTTTCCTGCCCAGTATCGCGCAGACTTAATCTCAATGTTCTTGCCATTAAGTGTTCCGTCGTTTTGGGTTGAAGTTCGTGGTCCGAGATGGAATATTTCTGAGATGATTTTTTCAGACTCAGAGCCAAATGGCTTGGACTCTAACTCTACAAGTTGGAGAACCTCTGAAGATGCATTCATTCGCTTGTAGTATTTTATCTGAGTTTCCTTATCCTTGATAGATTTGAATGTCTTTGTATTCTTCCAATGGTTAAATGACAGAATATCATCTATATTACAAGCCAACTGTTCTACTTCTGTGGACTGATCTATTGTTGAAGCCAGATCCTCCACTTTTACAGGTGGTGATTTCTCAGAACAGCAATTCTTCTTATTGTGTCCATTTTGCTTACATAAAGAGCATGGCATCTTGTCCGTCTAAAAAATACTTACGCCCAAATGCAAAATCCACTCATATTTTGCAATTAAATCGGTGTAGAATATTAAACAGACCATAAAAATAAGGTGATTAAAAAGGAAGTGGTAAATTATTGCCATCTTCTGTTATATTGGCTATAGCAAACTTATCTTGAATGTAACCATCTGGGTCATCAATCGGAGCAACAGCCGGTGTCTTTGTGAATCCTTGTTGAAAAAGCTGTTGAATATCCAATTCAGTCAAGGAATAGTTGTAATAGGAGAGATTAGCCATTTGTAGAGATGATTTACCATTTCCCTGTGTCTTGAATGGATTTTCGCCACTATTATTATCATTTGAGAATAAATCACCTGGATTGACATATAGAGGTGCGCGATTATGCTTCATGACAGCCGATCCGAATTCACCATTATAAGGAGATTCTACTGTTCTATCTAATACATTTATGCCATTGACATACATCTTACAGTTAGCTTTATTTTTATAGAGGAGATCATTTTCTGGATTAGTTTCTTGAAGCACAACGGTAAACATAAACCATTTTTTATCCACATATGATTCTAAATTATATATTCCTAATAATCCTTTGTTTTTATCATACCATGACCCAGAAGCACACGCAATAGCGCTATTGCCATATTCTCTGTAGGAATCGGGATTTGTAATAGTGTTGTATTCAACGATTATAGCAGAACCATCAGATTTCATTCTAATAAGAGGATTTTTTACCAAAATGTACGATCCTTTATTAACAGTTTCACAATTTGTGTTATTTATGTATGGAATCTTAAACTTATTACCTCTTAAAAGCAAGATTAAATCAGAAGAATTAGTATTACTCAAACCAGCTTTATCCATATAAAGCCAGAAATTATAACTATATTCTGCGCCACCGTTTTGATTAATAGATGCTGTTAAATCTTTAAAGGATGCGAGACCTCTATTGTATGTATTAAATATCCATTGAGTTGTAGAGAAATCCATTATGCCATCAAAAACTACAATTTCTTTTCTTAATGACAGATTATTCTGCATACTCTGAATACTTTCATAGTTATATATGACAAATGCTATAAACAGCAACATTAGAATCAATAATAATGCTAGAATGATTTGCACAATATTTGATAAAATCATTGTAATACTCTATATCTATCATATATTTATTTTTCTGTTAAACTATTTTATATATAGGTGATCTTAACCCATAATTGGCTAAGCCTAGCGATGCTAAAAATCCATTTAATGGGCCAAGATTATAATCAGCATACACATCTTTATTATTAAGATCGTAGTTATACATGCTTACTTTTGCAAGAAGACCGGAAAATCCAGGACCGGACGTAGATTCAAACGAACCACCTACATAAAGATCACCCATCTTATCAAGATCAAGATTTCTAATAGACAACATAGTTCCATTACCATTCATCTCTCCTGTAGTTGCGATCTTGGCGATATCACCATCAACATATGCGACTATACTACCACCATTGGAGTTTTCATTTACAACAACAGCAATATGTACCCATCTCTGTATAGGTATATAAGGAATCTCAATACCTTGTTGCATGAAGCTATTTAATTCAGCAGTTGTCAGATTTTGAACGGATGAATACGAGGGTCCAAATGAATCTTTATCAACAGATCCGAATCTAACATACATCTTATTTTCCATGCTATCAAGGAAAACATAAGGTCCTGCTCTTCTGATATCGTCAACGTCACCTACATGAAAGACGTGTTTATATGATCCACTATATTTATTCATATCATTGATATATATCCAGAATGTAAATGAGCGACGCTTGCCATTACCTGTCTTGTTGAACGACGTGATACTAAGTTTATTGAGTTGATTACAAAGAATGGGTACTTTGGTGCCTTCTATTACAATCTTTGACTGATTAAAAATAGAATAAGATATCACATAATATAGACCATATGAAACAAAGATACACAGAAGTACGACGAATAGAAGCCCCACAATGACAATTATTTTGTTAGTGTAAGTATCTATTGTTTTTTTAGCATTATCAGTGGCTTGTTCTGTAATTTCATTAGAAAACTCATTGGCATCATTGCTCATTTCGTAAGGTGTTTCTTGCATACTGTCATTTCCATTTTCTAACATATTATCATCGCGAAGAGTATTGAAACTATCTTCTGAAGCGTCATTGTATTTCTCCATAATATATACTTATCTAATTAAAGAATATATATTTTCTTATAACAATGCAATATAATAAGTCTAGAAGAATGCCAAACTTTCAGTTTGTATGATATGATAGTTGCTGATTTGATATAATGGAAAGGATGCTGAATAAGACTTTTTGAGATTCTTTTTTTGTAGCGATAAATAGCTTAATATCTTTGTAAATCCAGAAATATTTGATACAGATTGTTTCTTCAATGGAATAATTGATAATGTATGAATACATGAAGCAAAAACATCACAAGCAACATTAATGTTATTATTATGCATAAGTAAATCAAAGTATAACAAATTATTGATAAAATATACATAAAATTCCGTTTTTTTCTTTATTGTTGTTTTTCTATTTTGTAATTCACTTATCAGATTTTCATGAAATCGCAAAGGTGTCAACCATGGATCATTAATTAATATACGAGTTATATATTTTCTATCAAATGCGTTCCCATATAAATAGTTGATATTTAAAAGTTCATCTACGCCATTATTGTTACCAAAAAGTGGATTTTCTACTTTTTGTATACACTGTGTTATATTATTATATGATTTCATTACTATTTCTTTCAAGTTTTCTACCGATTGTTCAGGATACTTGTTTTGCAATAAAGCTACTATTTCATCATCAGTTGGGTTATCAAGTTCTACAATCTTACATTTCTTCTTGATGTTTCCTATTTTCTTTACTATATCTTTGGATGATATACAAATTATAGGGATTTTTTTTAGTTTATTACTTGATAATAAGTTCAATAATGTTGAATTCATTGTCCTATCAATTGCCATCATTGATTCAAATTCATCTACGATTATAATTTTATCCTTATTGTCCTTAATTAACACTTGTATTAGAGATGACGATGTGTTTTTGATAAGATTGTCTTCCAATTCTGCCGAAGAACTACAATTGCTAGTTGTCAATATTATAGTATGAAGATTCAAATCTTCGCATATTCTCTTGATAGAAAAGGTCTTCCCTATTCCCGAATTTCCTGATACAAACAATAAATAATTCGGTGTTAATTTATCAGCTTTGCTATCAATCCTTGTTTTTATCCATTCGCGAATTACTTCGTAATGTTCCTCGTTACCACATAAGTCCATTGTATTTGAAATGGGCGAATTCTTTAATACATAATAAGTTCAAATGTTATTACAACAAAATAGCAGAATATTGCCAAGATACATAGGACTATTTCAATGTTTAATAGAGATCCGGATGAATCACTCTCATCATAGTTGAAATGTTTTATATTACCATTGTCATCAAACATCATAGCTGGTTTATATAAAAATGTCAAAAGCAGACATATAATATATAGTATTATTACAATATACATTCGTTTTATCATGATATATTATCCTAATATATGGTTATAATAATAAAGTTTATCAAATAGTGCATAGTAGAAATAAATATCTTATTTTAGTAAAGATAGAAATGAAGTTTTTAAATGGTGTAATTATCTTTTTTGCGCTGATTATCATAGTTTATTTAATGTATTTTGTAGTAGTCGTAGAAAAGTTCGAAAATAGTTTATCAAGTGATAAGATCATAAGCAGTAAACTTCTAAATTATAGCGTCATGTTACAAGATACTGATGATAGTAAATACAAAGATTTATTTGAAAATGATCTATTCAACATTATAAAATATACTGACAGTGCTAATGGAATTAAATGGTCAAAATGGAAAAAAGGTCAAATAGATAATGTTACAAAAATGGTAAGAGAGTTTGTTGAGAATAAACTCAAGATGTCTAATAAAACTAAATCAGTAAAAATAGTGTATTGTTCCCTAAATAGATTCAAAGAAAATCTCAACAACGTTAATGAAATGTTACTTGATTATGATATAGTATTTCATAATAAAGCTGATGTATATGCTGATCATGTTAAAATACTTTTTGTCGCGTGTTCTCAAACAAAAAAATTAGATTTGGTCCGTTATGCTGTAGTTGGTAAAGTACACGAGGATAAGATATATATGCGTAATGATGAAAATGAAGATACAATTGATACCAATTCGCATACGTTTCTATCAGGATATACACAATACAAAAATAATATATTGAATATGGAAGACACATATGAAAGCGCATGTTCAGAGGACAGGGATGTAAATGATCTTTTATATAGCAAAATATCACGAGACGATATAGAAGATGAAGATTATGTTAAAAATGAACAATACATT